CGCCTTAAAACCCCATTAGAAGCCTCAGAAACGGCACTTCTGCCCGCTCTATGGGTATGACCCATGATTACGCTCTGTCCATGGCGTTTAGCCTGATTCAAGGCCGATAAGCCAGGATTAGGATTGAGGCTGCCCAAATCCCCATGAATGGCAATCCAGCCCTTAGCAATAGGCATTGGCGTACTCCAGAACTTGACTCCCATTTCATCAAGTTTCAGGAACTTTTCAAACTTTAATTCTGGCAATGAAAGGAACGCTGGGATCTTCTTCATGATTACTTTGTACAATCGATCCGTATGATTTGACCGCACCATATGGGCTTCCTTGGAATACTCGAACAGCGACCATAGGACATCAACTGTCCGATCGCGATCCTCAGCTAGTGTCTGTTCGTACCAGCCCGGTGTATTTTCTGTCCATCGGCTGATTTGTGGCAAGTCGATTTCATCTCCGATAGTAAGGACAGCATCGGGCCGAAACGCTTTAATAAATAAACTGAGATTGCGTACAACATGAGTATCTTCGTAGGGGCATTGCAAGTCTGGAATGACTACGGTTCGCTTCATTAATCCTCATCGTCATCGTCATAGGGGATGGAGTCGGGAAGTTGTGGCAACCAATTAGGTGCAGGCAAGATCGTTGCTGGGTAAGTTGCAGGTTCAAGCAGAATAGCCAGAGACATTTCTACATCAAATCCAGCCCTGCGCAATGATTTGTAATACTCATTCAGCCCAATGCAATACTGATCGAGCATAGAGTAAGCCTCTAGATCGATAGCCTTCTTGCGTGCCATGGCTTTATTGTGACTTATCGCAGAGCAGTTCGTATATTTTGTCCACGCGTGTCTCTAAACGATTTATAGAATCACGCATCGATGAGCCGCTATTCGGCTTCAGTTCCGCTAAATAGTGCTTCACCATAAACTGCAACATCGCAGTTACACCACCCAGAACCGTCACGATCCCAACTGCAATAGCAGCGTAATCTTGCGCGCTCATTTTTTGGGTGTGGCATAACCAAAGATGCCAGCAACGATAGAACCCAGGATCGCCCGGTAATCCAAGGCGAAGTTAGATGTAGTTCCCCATACGGCTAAGAATGCGCCAATAGAAACTATTACTGGATGCTTCATATTCATTTGCTTGCTCCTAGTAGTGGGATCTGAAAGAACGAACCATCTTGATCGCCCTTGATACTGAAAGATATATGGAGATGATGGCGGTGCTTATTAATGCCTGTATATGTTCTCCAACGCCAGGCGCTTTTGGCTGAGGCAATCTTGCCATCGAAGATGATGTACGAGATGCGCTTATCAGACTTTGCCAAGAGACGAAGTTGATCCGCCACATCGGGCATGATGTCTGGCTTGGGTTTCCCTGATAGATCGCGGTCAACATCAATGGCACGAACCCAGCCCTGCTCATCTGGATTATGGTCAGACTTACGAGCTGAGTGCCGACTATCGCCGATCGAGCCGTCTGAAGTTCTATCTCTATCAGGAAATGCATCGTCGATTTGTTCTCTTAACTGCTTTCCGGCAGCACATAATTTAAAATTCATCCGAGAGCGATTTTCAACTCTTCTTCAGTAATTCCTAGACGAGCCAAAATAGCTTCTTTTTTGGAAGCTGCTTTAGCGTCTTCTGCGGCTTTCCATGCGTCATATTTAGCAAAGCCGTCTGTAAATTCCTTTTTAGTAATTGGCTCAGCCTCGATGAATGTAATGCCATCAAATGAATCACCCGAAATAAGCCATCCGCCAGTTGGTATAAGCATTGATAATACGTCTGCACCTGTAGCCATAATTAAGCCCCAATTTCCATGAGAGTAATAGTTGAACCTGTACCCAAGCCGCCACCGCTGCCGTTTATTGTAAAGCTTGCGCCGTTATCAGAGGCGAATTGTGTTTTGTAAGTTGTCGCGCTTGTTGTTGCTGGGGAATCCAAATAAGTTGCACCAACGCCGCCGATGTAATTTGTTGTTGTTGTGTTTGTGTAAGCAATAAGCGAATCCATAAATAGGATTTCGGTAGCGCCTCTTAATAATCTAATGCGACCAGCCAAGTTTCCAGATTTACCGACCCCATTGTGATTGACCAAGACCAGAATTTTACTGGTGCTTAATGTTGGTGTAATTGTTGCGGTTAAACCAGTATCAGCCAAAGTCGCTGAAGATGTTGATGCTGATGTGGAATAAACCGCATTTACAACCTGCAAAACTTTGCCGCCACCTGCTGGATTTGCCCATTTAATACCAGTTGCAGTAGTTGAGTCAGCAGTTAAAACCTGACCATTGCTACCAACTGCCAATCGCGCTGGAGTATCAGCAGCAGTTGCAGCAATAAGATCGCCCTTGGCATCTACGATTGCATTTTGAATTGCATTTGAATCATCCTGAGCAACCCATGAAAAATCAAGATCTGTGCCAGAAGCCTTAGCTAGTACCTGACCAGTTGTGCCGCCTTTAAGATCAACTAGGGCTGTGTCTATATCTTGACCAAGTGCAGCAATGGCAGTAGCGCCATCCTTTACTAAGTCTGTCGATTGGGGGATATCCCAACCAAAGTTAGTAGTTGTTGTTGCCATTACGCTACTGCTCCTATCGCATTTAGCCAGGTTAGGCTTGTGTTAAGTGTGTTCCAAGTTTCTGCTGCATTTACCTGCTCCCATTTTACCGCAACTTGGGAGAAGTTTATTGGAGAAGCGTTAAAAGTAACGCTTAGGTTGTTTAGGCTTGCTCGAAATGTCCAGCCTTCGACATAGCCTTGAAATGAGCCGTTGGTGATATTGCCGGGTAGGTTCTGAATCCAAACAGGCTGACCCATGAAGATATTGATTAAAGCATCTCGGTCGGCATCATCGATCTCAGGATTGCCAAGAACGAAAGTAATAGCCTCAAACTTAGGATATGGATTTGCTCGCAGTTCAATGTATCGATCGGCAAGAGCTTCGGCATCTGCTGTGTGCTTGATCCGAGATGTAAATTCCTCGGCGTAGACACCATAAAGGCTTTGACTAGTTGCATCGATAGCGGTATAAGTCTGGTTGCCATTGTTATCGTAATTGATAGTGAAACTGTTGCGCAGATCGCCTGCTCGAGTAGTAGCCGATAAGCCTAATCCTTGAGCATGGTTGGCATCCAAGGTTGTATAGCCGTTATTGGCTAAATAGTCCTGACGGTGGGTTTGATCTGCATAACTAATATTGCCATTGGCATCTTCGTAAAGTACGCCAAAAGCCGAATTAGCAATATCCGCGCACAGCGAATATAGATCTGTGTTAGATGAAGATCTTGAGATCAATTCATAATCGCCTGGTTGATCGATGGTGCCTAAGCCGATGTTAACCGCGTTAGCCCAAGTCTCTGTTGGGTCATAATTTGCCCAAGTCTGAGCTGCTGGCACTTCATTCCATTGGCCTAGAAGGTAATTAGATAAAAGTGTGTAAATCTGATCGCCATCAAAGTCTTGGCTCAGTACGCCAGGATCGATAATTCGAGGCAGTTTAGATAAGGCTCCTAGGGCAGTAATAGTGGCAATAGTTGTATAGCCAAGGCTGCCTGCTCGATTAACCCCAATAGTAAAATCTGAAACGAAACCGCCGAAGATAGGAACATAAGTGCCAACCGAATCGGTTACTTCTACCGCTAACCCGGTGCCTACTGTAAAGTCGTAACTTGAGTTATCTAGGTTCATTAATTGCACTTGGCAATAACCAGCAACAGGCTGAGTATTGATATCGGTACGCCCTGAAGTAATGACTAAATTGGCAATGGTTACATCTGTGGCCTCGAAGCCATTAATAAAAACTTTATAGGCTGGGGTATAAGCGGTCATTAAAAGAATGCCGCGCTTCCGAGTGTGCCTCGAGCAGAAGAATCATTGAGAATGCTTACAATCTGGCGAGCCGTTGATTCGCTATCAATCGCGCCGTTAACGGTGATATTGGTTGTGCCTTGTCCGCCTACATAGCGATAAGCCGCAATAGGTTCATTAGGCATTACTGGCGCAGGAGCGGCCATTGGAGCCGCTGGAGAAGTTGCCCCAGACTCAAAAGATGCACTGCTGAATGGATTAAGGCTAGAACCGATCTGCTTAGATATTTCGATTACTCGCTTTATTTTGTTGTAAAGATCATCGAAAAATGAAACTACTCGAGCCAAGCCATCTATTAAGCCACCTACCGCTGCGCCTAGGATCTCGAATGCTTTGCCTAGTGTCTTGCCTAGGATTGGCGCTAATACATCGCGAGAGAACTCAGCGATAGTCTTGAATAGGCTAACCAGCGGCTTAAGTTCTTCGCTGTTATCGTTAAGTGAATTGCGAACTGAATTAAATGCTGATCGAAGGCCATTGATAATTGGATTTAAGAATTCCATGACCGGGCGAAGCTTGTCTCCAAGGTTGCTAGTAAAATCAGCAATAGCAGGTATAACCTTCTTAACGATTACATCGACCATTGGAGTGATGGCGGTCAAGATGTATGAACCTACGGTTTCCTTGCCTTCATCGAATGCGATCTGGAGCCGAGTTAATTTGCCTTGGAATGTATCTGCTTTAGCCGATGCCTGGTTCTCAAAAGTATCTGCCAGTTTGGCGGTGATCTGATCCATGCTCATGGTCTTGAGTTGGGCGGATGTAAGTCCTATGCCTAACTTGCCAAGCGCGGCAGTATTGCCCTCGGCGGCCTTCGCCATTGCGTTTGTAACGGCCTCAAGTGATTTACCTGAACCTGCTGCGACATCGATGGCAACTGTCTGTAACTTCTGAGCCTTTTCAACATCTCCAGTTGCCCGGGCTAGGCGCTCCAGCGATGGGCGTAGATCTTCATCGGTGACGCCGAAGGCCAGAGAAGTCTGGGTTATGTAATCTTCAGTAGCAGCAATCTGATTCTCGGTTGCGCCAGTTACATTCTTGAGAGTAAGGGCTAACTTCTGTTGAGCGGCTGCATCTTCAATGGCTGACTTAACGCCATCGATGGCTAACTTGCCTGCATAAGCAACGGCTGCTGCGCCTGCTGCTGCGAAGGCTAATCCTGCCTTCTTT